TCTATGGCTTACGCTTTTGATACTGAATTCGTTTGCTTCTAGCCCCGCTATACCGCTAAATTTAAGCTTTCCGCCCGCCACTATATTTGCTCCGGGCAAAGAACACCTGCCGTTTATGCCGCCTTTTTGCAGTTCGTTTAGCTTGGCTTCGCCTTGCCTAAAAGCCTCGTTATCTGATTTTGGTTGGGCTATTTGCATCTTGTAGGTTTGCTCTCCCGAGCCTACCTTGATACTCTTTGTTTTTCCCGCTTCTATATCTTGCCACTCTACTATAACCGCCCCATATGAGTTTCTGTTGGCTTCGGTTATCTCTAATGAGTAAAGCTCGCCTAAATTTAGGGTAAATTTAGGCAAACTCTCGTTTTTAGGCGTGTTTGAAGTTTGCGTTTCGTCCCCTTTGGCGTCTTTGGAAGCTATGACGATGGTGGCGTTTTTTACGGCCATAATAAAGCCGTAATCAAAGCATAACCCATACAAGAAATCTAGATCTCCCGCGTCGTTTTGCAAGACGGATGCGATGTTTTGATCCTGCCCGGACGTTTTTACGGCAAGCTTATTTTCGCCGGCTATTTTCCTTGCTATTTCAAATACGGTGGTATTCTCCCAGCTTCTGCGCTTTTTTATCTTTTGGGGGCTTGCGAAATTTACGGCAGTGGCTCTTACTTCGGTGGTTTGGTTTTTATAATCCCTGCTAGCCGTTTGCACGCTAAACGAGCCGCAAAGATATAAATCATTACTCGATGCGCGCGTAGTCGCGCCGCCCGCTTGCGTAAAGCCGCCGCTAAGCGGGCTTTGCTCGCTAGCGGCGTCGGCATACCCGAGCCAAAGCTTTAGATTATCGCCGAACACGGGCTTGGCGTATATGCCGCTAACGCTAAAGCTTATCTCGTCGCTTTTGCTGCCTTCCTTGTCGTCGAAATTTAGGCTGATTAAATTTGCCCTGATTATCTCCGTAATATCTTTGCCGTTTGCTTCGAGCTTAAAATTCGGGTGTTTCATCGCTTGCCTTTTTCTACTTATACTTCGTTGCCGTCTCGCTCGACTTCGGTTACATATAACGCATACGCTCCCTTGTCTCGCTCGCCGCCGCCTTGCCTAAGCGAAAAATGCTGCGCGGTAATTTTATTGCCTTGAATTTTTACCATAGCTTATTTTGCTCCTTGGCTTTCTCTTTTATCTCGGGCAAAAATACCTTGTCGCCCGCTTTAAGCGTAGCGGCTAGTTTTGGATTTAGAGCCAATACTTGCTCGAAAAATCTTAAATGTCCGTAATGGTTATAGACGATAGTATCGAGCCTATCGCCGTCTTTAGCTATGTAAATTTTATCCATCGTAATCCCTTTTTAGCTCCAAACTAAAGCTCTGCGTAAAAAACGCTCCGTTTGGGGTAAATACGGCTTGTTTTTCGCTGATTTTTATAACCGCGAACCTGCCGAAATATTTGCCGTTTCCGTTGGTTAGCGCATAGCTTTGTCTACCGCGCGCCAGCTCGTAAAGCCTTTTTAATGCCGTCTGTTTGTCGCCGTTATAGGGTAAGGTTTGACCTTCTATACTGATAGTTTGGTTTCCTAAATTTGCCGCAAATAAAACGGGGTGATTTTGGATACGGTCCTGCGAGCTTATACCAAACTCGGTCTCGAGCGATATACCGCCCACCTGTTTCCATGTAAATTTAAAGCCTCCTAAATTTAAGACCATATCGCTACCTTTGCTCTCTTATTTCAGTGTTGGCACTGTTAAATTCATCTCTTTTAAGCGCCTCTTTGACGCCTCTTGTTATTTGAGCCTTGAAATTTTCTAAATCAAATTTGCCGCTTTCCCCAAATAGCCTAAAATCCCCCGTGAAGGTAACGTTAATAGCCCCGGGGGCGCCGCCTACTTTTTCTTTGTATCCGGGCGATGCCCCAAGAATGCCGCCGACTCCGCTCGGTTTTTTGGCATCAATGCTTGGCGCCGCTTCGTTTGCCTTTAAAATTTGGTTTATGGAAGCGTTGTGGTTTTTGTCTTGGAGCGTATCCGAGCTAAACTGCGGCAAGCCTGTATACGCAGGCAGCTTGACGTCTTTTATCGGGTCTTTTGCCTTAGCGATCTTGACTTCCTGCGGTGCGTCATCGTTGAACCAAGAAAAAGGGTTGTACCAATTTGCCTCTTTTCCGTCTCCTATACCAAGGGCGTCTTTCGTCCAATCAGTAGCCGCCCCGAGTGCATCGCCGATAGAGCTAACCGTATCTACGATCCATTGAAATTTGCTTGCCACCCAATCAAAAAAGCCCCCGAATAGCTTGCTCCAAAAATCTATCGAGGCGTTGAATATAGGCTTTAAAAAATCGGCTATAGGCATGAATATATCTTTGAAGAAATTTGCCACAGGGGTAAAGATAGAGACTATACTGTCGTATGCCCATCTAAATACCTCCATGATAGCGTCTATAAAGCCGCCCGCCATCTCGTATATCTTTTGCCAGATAGAGCTAAGAAAGCCGGCTATCCCTTGCCAAATACCGCTAAAAAAGTTTGCGACGCTTTGCCAAATTTCTTTAAAAAACTCCGCTACGCTACCCCATAGGTTGTTAAACCAGTCGGCTACGCTTTGACATACATTTTTGATCCAAACTATCGCGTTATCCCAAACCGTCTTTATCTTTTCCCAAAAATTTAGGAAAAATTCTTTGACCTCGTCCCAGTGTTCTACGATATAGGCTCCCGCTGCCCCTATGGCTACGACGAGGGCTCCGATACCGGTAGATATAAGAGCTAGGCGCATAATCTTTGCGCCGATGGCCGCAGCCGTGAAGCCCGCGCGTAAAATAACTAGACCTCTGCCGAAGGCCAAAGAAAGCGCGGTAGATATCCTTACTACCGTATTCCATGCTGCGGCTAGTATCAGAGCGGCTCTGAGCCTAGCTCCTACGAGCCACGTGGCTGCCGCTTGTATCTTAAGAGCTGCGGCATGAGCCAGGGTTCTAGCTCTAGCTATCATCGTAACGGGGTTTAAAAACCTAAGCACCCTGACCAAGGTTATAAACGCATCCGTTGCGCTAAGGGCGGCTATCCTTACTATCAAAAATACGGGCTTAAATAGCATAAGCCCCGCTACCGCGCTTATCATTACTGCCGTAAGCGTTGGAAATTTAGCGCTTAAGTCGCTTAAGAATTTAGCTAAAGAGCTCAACATCGACGCTAAAGAGTTGGTAAGCGGTAAAAAGGTTTCTCCTAAACTAGAGCCTAAATTTCTCCAGGCTTGCATAAGCCTTTGGATGCCCGACTTTGCAGTATTTAGTTTAACTTGTAATTCTTTTTGCATGCTTCCTGCGGCTTCGTCCGAAAAGGCCATTTTCATATTGGCTTTAAAAGCATCCATATTGGTGATGAGTCCTGCGATCTCGTCGCTAAAATTTCCGCCCATAAGATCATAAAGTAGTCCGGCTTGGAGTTCTTTGGGCGCAGCGGCAATACGATCTAAAAATAGCGTTACGGCTCCCGCGGCATCTTTGCCGATAGCTGTTTTTAGATGTTTAGCATCTAGGCCTATCGTAGCTAGCGCCTCGTGAAATTTCTTGCCTTGGTTGTCTATATTGGCTAGCCTAGTATAAAGGGAATTTAGCGAAGTGCCTACGACCGACGGGGCTTTGCCTGTACTTAGCATGCTTGCCGCTATCGCACTGGCGGCTTTTTCGTTTAATCCGAGCAAATTTGCATTTCCCGCCGTTAAAGAGGTGGCCGTAAGTATGTCGGCTGCTCCTGCGTTAGTGACTTTATTGTCAAGCAAATTCACGACGTCGAAAAACTCTTTGAGCTCATCGACCTTATCTAGCTTAAAGCCCACTTTCATATTATTAGCTGCAGTAGCCACTTGCTCGGCGCTCATTTCAAACGCCGTAGAACCCGTAGCCAACAGTCTCGTATACTTTACGAGATCTTCGCCAGCTAAATTTATCTTGCCTCCGCCGCTTGCGATATTTGCGATATTTTCAAAGCTTTCTCCAAGCTCGCTTGAAAGCCCTCTCATCTCGTTTTTTAGCTTTAGTAAGTTTTCTTCGCTATCGTCTACGTATTTTTTGACGTTAGCAAAGGCTGCTTCGTCGTCTATGGCTAGTTTTATAGGCACTGCTATGACACTGGTTTTTAAAGCGTTTGGTATTTGGGCCAGCTCGCTCGTTAGATTCGACCTCATGCTCCTTAAATTTTCTTGTAAGTTATTTAATCTGGCGTTATCAAGAGAACCCAGAGCCTGCCTAGCCTCATTTATCGTCCTGGTCATATTCCTTAGACTATCTCTTAGTGTATTTATCTGGCTTAGGCCTCTAACGGCTAGGCCGATACCGATACCTACCGACGTCTCTTGCATTTGCGCTCCTTTTTGTGATACAATTCCTATAAAAAGGATTAAATATGAAAGTGTTTTTACTTATCGCCTTATTTGCGGCTTTGTTTTATATTTATCCCGGCCTTTTTGATAATGTCATAGCCGTACTATTTGGTCTTGGCTTGCTAGGCGGCTTTATAGGCATCGTCGGCTACGTTTTAAAAGAGGCTCAAAAAGCGGTTTCATAAAAGTAAACCGCTAAAATTTACTCTTTAATATCTCCTCTGCGATCCCTAAAAATTTTACGTATTCGTCTATGCTAAACTCCATAATTTCATCAAACGAAAAATGAAGCGTATGACCTATTATCGCTACGCCCTCAAAGGTATGGCCTAGGACAAAAAACCCGCCACCGCGCTAAGAATAAGCGAACAGTCTTTAGCTTCTAGCTCCTCAAGCTCGGCTTCGCTCATACAAGTAAGGTTGCTAGCTAGCCTAAAAGTCAAATCGGCCTCGCTGCCTTTTGCGCCGCTCATAGCAAAGCGAAGATCTTTGCCCTTTGGGTGCCTGATTTTAACTTCGTTACCGCCTGATAGCGTAATGACGGTGTATTTGATACCGTCTTGTTCGATGATTTCATTTTTCTTGCTCATTTTTATTCCTTTGACTTAAAATTTAAAGGCCTTTAAAAGCCGTTTAATCTATCGGCGCAGCTCTCGTCGCCGATAGAAAATATTTATTATTCGCCCAAATTTGAACGCACTTGCGCCAAATAATCCACCCCACCTATCAGGCATATCATGTTTTCTACGTCAAATAGCGCCACGGGGATTTTGCCTATATTTATATCTAAAAAATGTACGGCTAGTTTGACGCTCACTTCCATCTCTTTTCCACTTTCAAAGCTTCCCGGGTCTATCTCGGTAATATCGCCGGTTACGGCCATAGAAAAAGGCTCGGGAGCGCCTTTGCCCGCTTGAAATACGCTAGCTTTAAATAAAAAAGGAATTCTGTTATTCCAAGTATTTAGCCCGTATCCAAGATAGGTGTTTTTATCGAGTACGCTTAGCTTAAACTCCATTTCTACGGGTTTTATCGTCCCGCTTGCGAAATTGCCGCCAAGCGCGCCTTTGACTTCGATCATCTCTTGTTCTATCTTTGGGATAGTTAGAGATTTAACGACGCCTAAATATCCTTGGCCGTTTATAAAAACATTGGCCTCCTGAACGACCTGAGGTATCTGTCTTTTTACCATTTTTTATCTCCTTTTAACGCCAAGCAAAGCTTGACTAAAGGAGCAAATACTAAAGTCCCCGCAAGCTGGGCGCCCCTGATTTGCTCCAAAAACCTTTTCTTAAGGCGCCTATTTATTTAAATCGTTCATCAGCGTTTCGCCGTATTTATCGACATAGATAAAATCAAGCGTTAGCTGTTTTACGATAGGGGTGTTTTGCATTCTGACGTCTAGGTAAAATTTACCGTCCGTGATGTTTGCTAGCGTATTTTTCTCGCTCCAAGATAGCTCGTATCCGAGCAATACCTTTGCTCCTACAAGCCCCCTAAGCAGCTCGCTAACGCTTCTTTTGGCGTGATAGAGCTGGTCGGCCTTTTTGTCGATAGCAAATAGCACGCCTTTTTGGCAAGCCTGCGAAATACGGTCAAATACCCTTACTCTTGCAAGGTCTTTCCATATAGTATCCTGATCGCTAGTCTCTCCGCCCCACGCTCTAAAACCGCTTTCTCTAATGACGGTCGAAATTTTAGCCGCCCTTAACTCATCGGCCGTGCATGTCTCGCCAAGCTCAAAATCTACGTCTATTTCCGTGCCCGAAACCCCTATCATCACTCTGTTTGAGTAGCTGTCGCTATATCCAAACTCGCTTGCGCCATCCGTATGAGCTATCATTCCGGCTATTCTAGCGCTTTGCCCTTCATAGACGTAAGCGTTCGTTTCATCGTCCCAAACCTTGACATTAGGATATGCGGCAACCAGCCTTCTAGTGCCGAAGTCTCCCATCTTTACTATCGCTGCGGCCGCGTCCTGGGCTTTTAAATCTACGATGCCGGTCGCTTTTAGCCTGGTAGCTACTTTTTCTATCTCGCCTTTTACGGCATCCTCGTGGCTAAATCCCGGCGCTATGATTAGATTTGGGTTATATCCGAAGCGAGATTTTGCTTTGGTTAGCTCTAATATAGCATTTTTGCACTCGGTGATCTCGTCGTTCGTATCGCTATCGTCGTCTTTGGTAAATACGCTTAAAATAATCTGCGTATTTACCGCCTGATCTTCGATACCTTTTAGAGCCCTATAAATAGAGCCCTTTTTAAAAGCTTGGCTCGCGTCCTTTTTGGTCTTGTATTTTGCCTCTAACGCTTCAAGCGCCTTTGCCGTCGTCATGAAAAAATGTAGACCGTTTTCCAGGACCTCCTCGTATCCGGCAATTCCTATAGGCGTAACGCTTTCTACGCTGATAGGCCTTGCGGCCTCGGCTGAAATGGTTACGTTTACTCCGAACTTAGCAGCCATGTCTAACCTCCTTTAACTCTAAATTATGATTTATTACTAAACATACATTCTTCGCAGCCCCGCAAAACGCTAATTTGTAGCATTTTGCTTCTGGGCTACTCATGTTTACTCCGAACTTTGCTGCCATGCTATCTCCTTTTAAAATTTGTTGGTGATTTCTACTTGAAATTCTTTTTTGAACATCAGCTTCAAAAACGCTTCTAGCGCCATTTTGCTGTCGCAAACTCCGTATTCGTCCGCCTTGTTTCCAAGCAAGATGCACCCCTGCGTATCTTTTGGGACGTTGCCGCTATGGATGAGTATGCATCTATCTTTCGGCACCTTTTCGTTATAAAGCAGCGGCAAAAGCCTTTGAAATTTACCGCTTTCATGCCAGGTCGTTTGGTAAACTCCGGCCGGTATCCGCTTGTCGCGGCCGCGCTCTACGGTATCAGGACCCGCGGGCTCGAGCGTAAAGCCCTCTAGCAGCACGCGCCCATCTTGCGAAACTAGGCGAAATCTGCCTATCGTGCCGTCATAAATCTCTTTAATCCTCTCGACTATCAGCTTCATTTTTGCTCCCTTATTTGATTAAATTTATCATTGCGACCGCGATCAATATAGCCGCCGCAATAATCATAAAAGTCTTAGTTGATGTTTTCATTTTTTTACTCTTTTTAGCGGATGAAACGCCCATACAGTTTTAAGCACCTTTTTATCGCCGTCTTCGATAAACTCGTGCCAATTTTGGGGATTTGCGCCGGCTATATCCATGAGCTTCCACCCCACGTAAATGCGGCAATAAAAGCCGCTTAAAAAGCCCGTGTATCTGATCTCTCGGTAGTAGCAAAACCGCTCCCGTCCGTCTTTTAGACGACACTCTACCTTACAAAAACCGCTTTTGCGTCCTTTGTTTTGCGTGATAAGCACGTCGCCGTGCGTAACGACGCTAGCAGGTTGAACGTCTAGGACTTTTACGCCTAGATATTTGACGCTAAAATAGCCTATTCTATTACGCAGTAGCCAGCAAAGGCGCGCGAAATAAGTGCGGTTTTTAGGCGGCGGGAAATGCTCCCGTCTCCACCCGCCGTCACCGTTTATGGCTGCGCTCTGCCCGTCGTAAAAATCATCCGCATCCTCAAACCAGCGAAAGCAGCGCAACAGATGATCGTCACTTTCTTTGGCGAAAAGTAGTGCGATCGGTACGACGAAAAAGGCGAGTATCTCAAGCGGGATCTCGATGATGAAATTTTTGGCTACTTGGAGCCATTGTTTTAGGGTAGGTTTCATTTTAGCCCCTTTAGCTCTTCGTAAGGGATGGTTGTTTCGTAGAATGTTTTATTATTTATATCTTCAGCTTTACTTAAAAAATCTATCTTTAGCCCGTTTTCTAACTCTTCCGCATAGATAATGTAAACCGGAAGCCTTATCGGCTTTTTACCGTCAATCATATCAAATAAATCAGTGTATATCCCCTTACTAACATCTCGTCGTTTGCGCATTAAATATCTAGTTCCGTCGGCAATATCCGTGATCTCTTGCAAGTCAGCAATAGGTATCAAAGGTATATCTAATTGATCTTTGTTTTTAAAAAGCCTATTTGACTCCAAATCAAAATAATAATGCTCGTTCCCTTTTGTATATGATCCTCCTGGCAGAATTGACCCTACTGCTAATGCTGATCCGCTTTCAAACGCAAATTCATTATAGGGAACTTGAGAAATATCTACCGGAGTAAAATTTACTTGTGAATCTACTTTAAAAGCTTTTACTTTATCACTGTAAAAGTGCAATACAAAGTCCTCTATTACCACGCTATACCGATACCCGCCTGGCTCATTTGTTTGCCCGGCATTATCTATTCCAGCCATAAAAAAGTTGCTAACATGGCCTCTTAATAAAGGAAATTTAGGATTTATATATCTAATCCTGTCAAAGCTAGGATTAGAAAAATTTAGTCTCAGTCTTTGCCAGGCATTATTTGCTATATCGTATTTATAAAGTCCTGTATCCAATTTAAAATACGCCTCCGTTTTTGTTCTATACAAAAGCGAGAACTTTGTCGACGAATCTTCCTTAGGGGGTTGCGGCATTTTAATAAAAGAGCTCATATAAGGAACTATGTTATTAAATACGAATTTGTTCGGGCTAATATCGCTGGTTTCTTTTTTACATATCATACGCCTATTGCCAAAGCATATTAAATTTGTAGTCAGCGGATAAATGGTTATATCGCCTTGACAAAACATCTTTTGCGTCCATTTTTCATTTATCGGATCTTTGATAAATTTATTTAAAAATTCTCCCTCCTCGGCGCTTTTTTGATTTTTGTATTTTTCAAAATCCTCTATTTTTAGATAAACCTCATCGTGATTGTGCGTCTTTGGCGCATAAAGTTCGTTTGCCTTAGTCTCTACCAAAGCGGTGTCAAATTTAGTATCGACGTATCTGCGGGATGCAAATTTAGAGCTCTCCTCGACGGTTAAATTTATAACGGCCGTATCGCTAAGCGCGATATAAAAGTTTATCGTTAGATCCTTTGCCGCACCCTCGCTTAAAAGCGGCTTGATAGTCTCAGGCACGTTTGCGACGGCAAAAAGCTTATCGTCTGCGCCGTAAATACCTACTTGCCTGATAACAAAACCGCCCACGCTAGCCTCAAGTATGCCCTGAACGATGACTATATTTGCATCATCCTCTTTGACTCTAATATCGCTAATGCTAAATTTTTGCGCCTCCTCAGGCAATGTCTCCCACTCGTCGCTTATGACGTCTTTGCTTTGACCTACGCCCATTTTTGTGAGGCTGATTTGCTCTCTATCGGCGATAGCCTTTGAGATCGCCGCTTTGCCTAGTTTTGTAATTATTGTTGCGTATGACACTTTTTCTCCTTTGTTTAAATTTTGATTATCTCATCTATCGTTACCGCGCCGCCGCTAAATCTTGCGGCGGTTGATTTCGTGTTTAAGATCTCGCTTTGCATCGGCGGCAAATTTACGTCCTCAATAAATTCGCAAATTACAGCGCCGAAACGCTCTAAATTTAAGCTAATATCTCTAACTTTATAGGGATAAACGCTAACTTGCTCGCTTTGAGCATATGCCGCGCTCGTGCTTAGCGACGCATTTAATAGTAAGCTTGGGATCTGAGACGGGAACAGCTCTAGCCTCTCTTTGTCCGTTTCGTTAGCGCCTATAAAAACCTCGCTTTTTGTGCTTCTAACGAGGTTAAAGCCTTTAAAAACGCTACGGACGTTTTTGTATTGTTCTATGAGCGTATCGAGTTTTTTATATCTCGTCTCGTCAGTGCTATCATCTTTGAGATCTATTTCGACCTTAAAGTGATAAGGCTCGCCGCCGTAGCTAAACCACTCAAGAATCCTAATATCAGTGTAAAACGAGCGTAATGCTTTATTTAGGCTATAAAAGGTGCCCGAGTAATAATGTATCTCAAAAGCATTTTTAATGAGTTTTCTAGCTGAATCTTCGCCAAGTCCGTCTATATCCACATCAAAGCTATCGGCTAAGATAGGTAAAAGAGGCGTCGGACAAGAGGCGGCCAATATGTTTATTGAGCCAAGGTCAAGCTCATTAAGCCTGACATCAAAAAACTCGTCAAATTTCTTATCGAATTTGCTTTTGTGTCCGGGAAGTATCGTCATAGTTCTGCCTTTGCATACGATAGGTTAAAGCTTATTTTGACAAAGCTATCCTCGTCTACTTTGGTATCTGCAGTCGGAGCGGCTAAATTTACGCGGTACACTCCATTTTTATGTAACATAGAGTAGATATAGCTCAAATTTAGGTCTTCGCCTAGTTTTAGACTTTTTCTAGATGCTTTTATTTCTTTATCTATAATATCTTGCAAAAACATGTCGGTGAGCTCCAGCGTTGCTTTGATTTCTATATCTTTGATTCGGGCATTTTTGACTACTACATTGTCGGTCAATGGCCTCACTTTCTCGCCGCTTAAATACTCCGCTACGCTAATACGCGTATCCTCGCTCATATCTGAACTTTTTAGATAAATTTGAACTACTCCCGGCCCGCCGTTACTAACGCTGCACTCTATTACCTTTGAATTCGCGCTTAAAACGTGATAGACGTAGGCCTTTGCGCTTCCTGCAGTGCTAAATCTTTCAAGAGAAAGCACCGCTCTTTCCCTTAGTCTTTCGTCGCTTTCTACCTCTGCGCCACCGCTAAAATCGCTTATTTGTTTTGCTTTTAACACGAAAGGGAAAGGCGTTTGGATATATTCGCACTTTACGGGGCTTGATTTTATAAATTTATCAAACACTGATACGGCCGTAGTTTTTAGTTCTCCTTTTTTGACGATCGCCGTTTCTTTGACGTAGGCGACGTCGCCGTTGTCGCTAACTAAAACGCTTCCGGCCGGAATTATCGTATCCGCATCCCTAGGGGTTGAAAGCGAAAGCTCGATACCGGCCGTCGGCTTTTCTCCTTTTAGCCGCTCTATGCCGTATATCGCTACGATATTATCGAGATCGCTACCTTGGGCAAAAGGTAAAAGCATAGATTTTACGGCGCTATTGATACGAGCTCGCAATAGTAGCTCGCGGTAAGCTAACGTTTCGAGCAGAGCGGAGTAGTTGTCGCTCTCAAGTAGCGCGATCTCCTTGTCCGTTAAATAGCTTTTAAAAAGCTCTTTAACGCCCTTTAAAAGCTTGTCGTAGTTAAGCTCTTCGATCACGTCCGGATACGGTAAATTTTTTAAAAAGCTCATAGCTCTATCCCTATCTCGTCGCCGCTAATTAGAACGATATTAAAATTTAGCTTATGATCTTTTAGGCTTATTAGCTTTACTTCATCTATCTTCACTCTTTTTTCCCATCTTTCTACGGCCTCTATGACGTAGCAGGCAAGATCGGCTCTAAACTCGTCGTCTACCTTGCGGTCTATTAGCTCGAACAAGCGGCTTCCGTATTCCGGCAACATAACCCGCGAGCCAAGAGGCGTGAGCAGAATGTCTTTTATGCTTTCTTTTATATCCGCTAGATATTTTGTCATTAGTCCCTCGCCGCCCCGTTGTTGGTATGATTAGTTAGATCGCCTCTGCCGTCTCTTACGTTGCCGCCGAAGCTTGCGTTGCCGCTAGCGGCGATCGAGCCTCTTATATTCACGTTTCCGTTTATTTCAAAGCTTCCGCTACCGCCGCTATTTGAGGCCGTAGATATGGCACCTAGCAGCTTTATGCTTCCGCTTTTTACGGTAGTATCGTTTGCCGTTACGGTTACGTTTTTAGCGTTTAAATTTGCATTTTCGCAGGTTATATTTATAGATTTCGGGCTTTTGATTTCAAGCGTAGAGCCGGCCGTATCGTAGCTCATGCTTACGCCGTCTTCAAAGCTTACGCGCACCTTTTTATCCGTCGGCTCCTCTTTATGCGCGCTTTGGTAGAGTCCGCGAAGTATGACGCCGCTGTTTAGGTTGCCTCTTACGGGCAAGACCAGCACCTGCTCGCCTACCCTGATAGGAGAGAAGCTTACGGCAAAGGAGTTTGAGAAGCTTTGAAATACCGGCAAAAAATCGGTAACCATTGAGCCTACGGCCACTCTTGCCTTGTCACCGCGAACTTCGCTAATCGTTGCGATTTCTATAAAATATTCCCTACTCATCACCTATATGCTCGCTAAATTTATTATTTTTAATAGGTCGCCTTCGTCTCACGTTTTGTTTTATCTCTTTTACGTCGTCGTGAATTTCGTTTAGTTTTTGGCGGTTCGCGCCGTTTTCGGTACGTAGCGTCTCTACCAGTTCTCTGGTGGCGGCCGTGTTGTTATTTATAGCTTCGTTGCTTCTTACGGAAATATCCACCAAAATTTCGGAGTTTTTGTTCGCGGTTTTGTTTAGTAGCCAAAATATCACCACGAAGACTATAAAGCCGAAAATTACCATAAAGACCAAAAACTCATTCGCCCCCCAAGCTCCAGCGGAGTTTATCAGTCCTGTAGCTTCTTTGATCTCGTCGCTAAAATTTAGGCTATTTTCCATTTTATTCCTTTATCCCCAGGCATTGTTTGAGAAATCTTTCGCAATCGCGGTAGTAAATAGCAATCCTCTTATCCATCTCAAACGTACCGTCGTTTTTTGGTTTATCGGGCATCTTGGCATTGCACCTTACGGGCACGTATTTTTCTTGGTAAATGATATGCGGCTCGCTCGCTTGAGGTTTGGCCGCGCAGCCCGCAAAGATCAAAACAAATAGACAAAAAAGCAAAATCCTAATCACGAAACAGCTCCTTATATGCCGCCAGTTCGGCTTCGCAGCTTTTATCTTTGACGTAGATTTTCTTTATCCGCTCGGCCTCTTTTGACGGGGTATCGTCGATCTTTACCGCGGCGGCTTTTATAGCTTCGTTTTGCAAAGAAAGAGATACGTTGCAGGCGTTTAGATTATTTTTTACCGTAGCGTAGTCCTTGGTCAGTCGCTCGTTTTTCTCTTTTACGCTTTCAAGGTCTTTAAGCAAGACGGAATTTACGCCTTCTAGCCTTGAATTTTCGAGGAACAAATTTACGCAAGCAAGACCCAAAAGCGCGGCCAATGCAAAGCCTACGATCGGAAACTTAGTTATCAAATAGCCCATTTAGCACCCTTTTTGCTCTATTTGGAGTTTGTTTCGCCCAAAGAGAATTCATGCCGCTTTGATAGGCGGCTCTATATTCGCCCACTCTTATATGGTGCATCGTGGTTACGAATTTTTTAACCTTTGAAACGCCTAGCTGATAGGCCATTTCTATCACTACTTCTTGGACGTTTTGCGGTTTTTCCTTTAGCCAATCAAACGTCGCAAAGACTGCAGCAGTTAGTTTTTCAAGCTTGAGCTCTAAAATTTTATCGGCCGTTGCTTTGCTCATGGGTTCGTATTTGCCGCCGTTTAGCGCTAACTCGTCGGCCGTAAGCGCGGCAAGCAAAAAGCCGTAGCCCACGGTCGGTCTTCCTAAGCTATCCTCGTACCTATGATCTTTAAGACCCTCGTTTTCTTTGATTTTTTCTATTAAGGTCATGGCGTCCTCCAAACTTTTGCCGCAATATTACGCCATGCCCGCCTCAGAAATCTATCACGATTTTTTGTCAAAAAACTTTGTCGAAGTACTGTAATAGATTTTCGGCGCGAAACATTTCATAATTGCGCCAAAAATACACCAAAGGCGCTAAATGCTGGAAGAATTTGAAAAAGAACTTATAAACACGATTAAAGAAGCGGCCAAACCCAAAAACTCGGTAATCAGAGCGTATCTTGGCGAGTTTAATAACAAAGAAGAAATGGAGCTGTTGATAAAAGGCGGCGAGAGCTTCGTATTCGTAGAGTTCGTGGATGAAAAATACGAAAACGTAGTAGAACGAAGCGCGACGTATAATATCCATATACTAGCCTGCACTTCAAACAAAAATCAAAACTACCGACAAGCCAATAAATTTAAAGCCTACGCTCTATGCGAGGCGATAGATGAAAGGCTAAGAAACTCGAATTTATGTAACGAGTTTAGGATAGAGCCCCAAAGCGCTAAGGCGTCGCTAAACGATATTACCGACTACGGCTACGTCTACGTGCTCACCAGGCAGATACGAACGCAATTTTTAGAAAAGGACGAATTCTTATGCTCATAACCAAAGACTTAATCGCGCTAAAGGACGATAAAGAAGAAGTTTTAAGCGAAATTTGCCTGGCCGTAACCGGCGTTTGGCAAGGGCACGCCGGAGGAACGTTTAGTATAGACGCAGCCGATATCGAAAAGATGAAACTAAATTTCGACAAGCGCAGCCTAGATATAGTGATCGACTACGAGCACCAAACTTTAAGCGGAGAGATAGCGCCCGCGGCAGGCTGGGTAAAAGAGCTTTTTATAAAAGACGGCGCGCTTTACGGGCGCGTAAGTTGGACGGCCAAAGCAAAAGAATTCATCAAAAACGGCGAATATAAATATCTTAGCCCGGTTTACGACTTTATGGGCGTAGACGAAAAAACCGGAGCTTGGCAGGGCTGCACGTTGCACTCCGCGGCGCTAACCAATAAGCCGTTTTTAGATGAACTCGGAGAAGTAAGAGCGAATAAAAATTTCACAAAGGAGACGAACATGGATGATGCGAAAAATCCAAAAGGCGAGCCGCAGGCTCAGGCTGCTACGCAAAGCGGCGCGAGCTATGAGGCTCGGATAGTCGAGCTTAAAAATCAGCTTGACGCCTCTAAACAAGAGGTCGCTACTCTAAAAGAGCAACTAGCTCAAAGCGCGGTAGACACGGCTATTGTCGCAAATAAGCTGCAAGAAAGTCAAAAGCAGTGGGCGCTTAGCTACGCAAAGGCCGATTTAAACGGCTTTAACGAGTTTTTAAAAGGCGTTATGCCGCCGCAACAAAAAACGAGCATACCGAGTAACGATATGTTTGCCAACAAAAGCCGATCGGACGCAGAAATAGACGTCGTTAAATTTGCATTAGGAGGAGAATAAAATGCCTAACGAACAAAAAAAGCCAAAGACCATCGGAGACGTGGTCGTAAACAAGGTGCTCGGCATTAACGCCAAAGTAGAGACCACTAAGGCCCTAGAGTGCGGAGCCGTGCTGTTTAGTATTAACGGCGGCGAGAGTTTTGCAGCCGTAACTAGCGACAACCAAACTACGACCATCGCAAACGCACAGGCGGTATTCGGCGTGCTATGCGACAACGTAGAGGCCACCAAAGAAGCCGACGTGCTGGTGCTTGGCGAGGTAATGCTGGAAGGCGCCGCCGCGGAGCTAAAAACAGCACTATTCAAACAAAAAATTATAGTGAGATAAGGAGATAAAAATGGATGAACTTTTAAAAAAATTTACGGTCGAGGCGATGACTGAGATCATAAATCAGACTAAGACCGATCAAAGTTTCATAACGGATACGTTTTTCAAAAAATGGACTCCGACGCTTTCCAATACCCATAACATTATCATCGAAAAAGGCGCGGGCGTAATCCTTGAAAGCGTTAGCGAAAACGGAGAGCACTTGGTGACGAAAAATCCCGACCAAACTATCATCTCCGTACCGCTTCCTCGCTTCCCGCAGTATGATACGCTCCCGGCTAGCGAGATGAATTTGCTAAGAACGCTCAATACTCAAAGCGAGCAGCTTAAATCATTGTCTGCGGCTATCGGCAAAAAACTAGCTAGCCAAAAGAGCAATATCGCCAACACCGTAGAGTATATGGCCATAGGCGCTATTTTCGGCAAAGTAATGGACGGCAAAGGAAAAGTGTTGTTTGAGCTTAGCGCAAATAGAAAAGAGATAACTATCACGAATGCGACCAAGTTATTGGATTTGCTAAGCGATATCGAGGCCGCTCAAAAAGAGGTATTAGGCGTTGCAAAGCCGTATATCGCGCTAGTAACGAGAGAGCTTTTTAGCGAGCTGCTTAAACTGGCCGAAGCCCAGGAGCTTCTAAAGCTAAAATCCTGCGAAGTCGTCGACAGTAACGGAGTTTTAACTCTTAAACTTTTCGGCAAGACCTTTATGCCTTACGATGCCTCGTACAAAAACACGAAAGGCAGAGATACGAGCTACATGAGCGGCAAAAAAGGCGTAGTAGTGCCTTTGATGGACGACATCTTTGAGGTAGTTTATACAAGAGCAAACCATACGTCTGCCATCGGAAAGGCTCCGACGAAATTCTTCGCTGCGGCTCCGGAGGTGCTCGACAAAGGTATGGGCTGGGGCATTGTTAGCGAAAGCAGACCGCTTCCGATCTGCAATAGGCTTGACTCGATAATCGAGCTAAAAATGTAATTTAAAAGGGCTTAGAGCCCTTTTAAATTAAAAAACGACCGAATATACTAAAAAAATATTTTAAACGTTTTAACGCGCTTTTAACGCTCGCTAAAAGCCAATAACGAATACGGTCAAAAGGTTTAAAATATTTGGAGACAAAATAATGGTTTTAACAAACGAGGATCTACTAAAAGAAGTTTCTACTAGAGAGCTGCAAGAGCTCAGCGACTTTGAAGGAAGCGGCGCCGTTAATCAAAGCGTCATAGACGATAGCGTAAACGATGCCTTGGCTTATATCTCCTCTTTTATCAAACTTCCGCAAAACCCTACGCCGCTATTAAAAGACATCGGCGTAAATTTGACTATTATCGAGCTCAAAAAGCGCAATAACTTCCCCAAAGAGGCGCTGAATGAGCAGATAGAAAAGATGGACGCCCTGCTTTTGAAGATGGCTAGCAAGAAGCTTCCGAGCCAAATAGAAGACGATAGCGCGCCCAAGCTCGGTATAAGAGCGTTTAGGCACAGCGAGAAAAAAATGGACTTAAAGGATCTAAATGGCTGAGAAACCAAATATAAAAGAGCTTGCTAAGGAGCTTTATCTAAAAGGCTTCAGCCTTGAGCGCATAGCCGAAATTTTAAACAAAAACGTAAAAACCATAAAAAACTACAAATCTCAAAACGGCGACTGGGACGAGCTTAAAGCCGCAAGCTATCTAAATAAAAGCGGCGAAGATAAACAGAACATCTATCAAAATTTTATCGAAGAGATGCGCCTAGCCGTAAAAGATATAAGAGAGAGCGAACTGCCCGCGGGCAAAAAGGCCGAGGCGCTTTCAAAGATAGGCGATAGCTTCGTTAAGATGACCAAAGTTGCAAGCTACGAAAATCCGGCGGCATACCGCTTAAGCATCGCCAAAAAGGTCATTATGCTTGTGGTGGATAAATTCAAGGACGACGAGAACAAAGAGTGCATCAAGAAGTTAGTCGAGCTCATCGAGAGCGAGAAGTTCGTCAAAGCTATCGAAGAGCTCGACGTTTAGGATGACGCATGCTTTTTTCAAGAGATGAGCTAGATAGCTTCCTAGAAGACAGTAGAGAAACGCACAAGCAAGCCGGCGCCGTAGAACCCGAGCTTAGCAAGCTCACGCGCAAAGACTTTTACGGCTGGCTAGAGGAGCTTAGCGGCGAGCTAAAAGAGCAGATACATCTAAATAGCCCCCTATCCCCCAAAGATAGATCCGCAAGAGTAAAACGCGCCGAGCGCGATTTTATGTTTTTTGCAAGGACTTATTTCCCGCACTATTTTAGCATTAGTAGCTCTTGCGCGCTTCACGAGGATCTAGCGCAGATTTTTGAAGCCATGACGCAAAACGCAAGCGGAGACAAATACGCCCGCGCCGCGCCGCGCGGTCATGCAAAGACCACGTACTGCTCGCAGCTTCTCCCGCTTTGGTGTATTTGTTTTAACAAGAAGCGCTTCATCGTCGAAATTTCAGACGCCGTGGAGCTAGTCGAGGGGTGCTTGGAGGCGATAAAAGCCGAGCTTGAGGATAACGCAAATTTAAAAATGGACTTCCCGCACGTTTGCGGCGCAAGCAAGAACTGGAAGATAGGCGAGTTCGTCTCTAAAAACGGAGTTAAGCTTAAGGCGTTTGGCTCGGGCAAAAGACTGCGCGGCGTAAAATTCGGCGTTTATCGCCCCGATCTAGTAGTCCTAGACGACCTGGAAAACGATACTAACGTACGCAGTAAAGAGCAGCGCGACAAGCTCGAGGAGTGGCTAGACGAAGCGGTTTTAAATTTGGGCAGCGTAGACGGTAGCCTAGACGTTCTTTACATAGGCACCGTACTTCACGCCGATAGCGTGCTGGCGCGAAAGTTAAAACTTAAATTTTGGAATGCCAAGAAATATCAAAGCATCGTAAATTTCCCAAAGCGAATGGATCTGTGGGAGAGATGGGCAGAGCTTTATAAAAATATATCCAAAGAGGCTAGCGAAACGTTTTATCTAAAAAACAAAGCCCTTATGAATGAGGGTTCTCGGGTGCTTTGGGAGGATGCGCTACCGATTTTAAAACTCATGCAAAAGCGCGCCGAGAACCTAAAATCATTCAACAAAGAGCAGCAAAACGATCCTAGAAACGAGACTCAAATTTTCACCAAAGAGAGTATGCATTTTTACCGCGAGCTTCCGAGGTGCGATTACTTCGTGATGTATATCGACCCCGCAGGCGAAAAGAAAAAGAGCGACTATACGGCCATAACGGTGCTAGGGGTAAGCAAGGCAGAAGCCAAGATCTACGTAGCGGAAAGTATGGTAGAGGTCATGAAGACCAAAAAGACCATCAAAGAGATCATTAGGCTTAATCAGCTCTATAAATGCCGCGTTTGCGCGATAGAGAGCAACGGCGGGCAGGAATTTTTTAGGGGCTGGATAAGAGAAAAGGCCTTTGAGATAGGCGCTAAGCTACCTTTAAAAGGCGTGAATAATACCGCAAGCAAAGGGCAAAGAATAGAGGAGCTTGAAGTGCCTATAGAAGACGGCGAAATACTCTTTCATCAAAGCCAAAACCTGCTTATCGAACAGCTTACGGAGTATCCAGAAGCCAAGCACGACGACGCGCCCGACAGCTTGGCGGGCGCATACGACCTAACGAAACTAAAAAAGAAAGTAAAAAGGCGCACTAGATGATATTTGACAAATTATTTAAAAATAAATCCGAGCAGCCGCAGCGCAAGAAAGCGGCTCTCATCCCTCAAAACGGCACCCTGATAGATCTTCTTATAAATACGGGAGTTTCAAGCGTCGGCGACGACGATATGGATATGATACTAGCCGATCTTACCGTTACGCAGTGCGACGTGAGCCGCAAGTCCGTGACCGAGAAAAAAGAGATCCAAATTGTTTGCGACGATGAAAAAATTAAGGACGAATTTAAAAAGGTTTTTAACCCCGACGTCGTCAGCCAAATTTTAGAAACCTATCTTTACGGGTTAAACGTATTCGAGGTCAACTATAAAGAAAAAGAAGGTCTTGTATACCCAAGACTCGTGCAGCGCGATTTTAGACAGTTTAAATTTAACGACGCGAGCGAGTTCGTGTTTAACGCCGGCGGAAGTGAGCAGAGTATCCCGCCTTTAAAAGTTATATATGCATTAAACAGGGCGAATTTTAGAAAAGTATACGGAGACGGGCTACTTAAAAAGCTGTATTTCCCCGTCAAAATGAAAAACGCCAGCTTGAAGTTTTGGTTTAGGTTTTTAGAAAAATTCGGATCGCCCTGGGCGATAGCAAAAACTAGCTACGAGCCCGACGAAATGGCTGCGGAAGTGCAAGCTATGCTTAGCGGCGATAGCGCGGTCATAGACACGGACGAGGAGATCACCCTCGTGCAGCCTACCTCAAACGTAGATTTTACGAGACTTCCCGCATACCTCGACAATCAAATCAGCAAGGCTATTTTAGGCGCAAATTTGACTAGCGACGTAAAAGAAGGCAGCTACGCCGCGGCAAAAACCCATAATGAAATCAGAGAGGATCTGGCCGCAAACGACGGCAAAATTTTAGTCTTCGTCATGAACAAGGCCATAAACTTTTTTAAGGAGATAAACGGCTATAACGGCGAGCTTTACGCCAAACTATTCGACGAAGACGCTCCTAATACCGAGCGTGCCGCAAGAGACAAGACGCTATACGATATGGGCTTCACGCCTACGAAAAAATACATAACCTCTGCATATAATATCGAGCTGGACGATAACGAGCAAGCGCAAGAAAAAGACCGAAATTTAAAGGTAAATAAGCAAATATCGCTCAATGAGTACGTCGAGCCTGGCACGGCTCGGTGTGCTTTAGGTGGGTGCAGGGAGTTGAAAACTCCCGCTCGCAAAGACGGGCTTGGCTCGTCTGCGAAGTCGATAGATAGATTTGATAAAGCCACGGACGAGATGGATATAGAAGATGGCGAGATAGAAGCGGCCTTAAACAAACTAATAGCAAGCAGCGAGACTTATGAAGAGGCTTTCGATAAGCTTTACGAGCTTTACGATCTACCCTTTGAAAAGCTTGAACCCTTGATGTTTAAAGCCGTAGCCAATGCCCAGATGTTGGGATGTCTAGATGAGTAAAAATAAGGAAAGGAAATCGCGAAGTATCGCACGGCATAGCTAGGAGATTTTTAAATTTCAAGCGCAGCATACATGTAGTATGTGAGTATTGAAATTTAAAAATCAACAACGCTAGGCAAAGCGAGACGAGCAGGATTGATTTAAAAATGAATATATCTTTTTTCGAGGAGCCTACGGCGGTTTATGAATATTTAAAGAGCAAAAAGCCGGAGATCCATTTCGATTACGACGAGATCATGCATGATGCGCATAAAAAGGCTTTTACCGTCGCAAAGATGATGAATTTGGATCTTCTTAAAGACACGCAGGCTTCGCTCACCAAGGCTTTTAAAGAGGGCGTCGGGTTTGACGAGTGGAAAAAGAGCGTAAAGCCTATGCTTGCAAAGAAAGGCTGGCTAGGAAATATCAAGGTAAAAGACCCAAAGACCGACGAAGAAAAAGAAATTTACGTAGGCAATAGGCGGCTAAGGACTATATTTAATACCAACATGAGAACGGCTTACGCTAAGGCTAGGTATGAAAGCCAGATGCAAAGCCTAGGCGAATACTTCCGCTATACCGCCGTGCTAGACGGCAGGACCAGAGAAGCCCATAGGAAGCTTCACGGCAAGACCCTGCCCAAGACGGATAAATTTTGGGATACCAATTATCCGCCAAACGGTTGGGGGTGCCGCTGTAAGGTGCAGGTGCTTACAGAGGCCGAATGCGTAGCTAGAGGCATCGTACCGCTTGCTGACGGCTCTTTTTTGCCCCAGGCTGCAGAAAAAGACTTCAAATACAATCCGGGCAAGGTCGACAAAACGGATGAAATTTTAAAAGACAAGCAAAATAAGGTTTTAGATGCCGTTACGTCAAGTCTTGCAAAGAAAAATTTAAAACAATCCCTAGATAGCTTCGAGCATGAGCGAGACGTTTACGTTTGGCAAAAAAGCTTAGACGACGCAGTAGACGAGCTTTTGGTAAAGAAGAATTTAAAAGCTCCGATAGTTGCCTTTGCGCTCGGAAAACTAGGTAAAGACGTTATAAAAAAGAGCGAAAAACTGCTAGGCGTCAAAATAGAGACTGAGCATATAGCAGGGGACAAACACGGCATACTCCACATCAGACCTGAGCGCAAAGGGCAATACGGGCAAGATTTGCAAATGGAAGAGATAAAAAAGATAGTAAAAACTTTAGCCGACGATAAAACTCCCGTAAGCGTAGATACCGTGAATAAAAACATCGTATTTTGGTTTGAGGATGAAAAAGATGCGAGCAAGATAAACAAGATCGTCATAGACCTAAACTACAAACTGAAGAAATTCGGGCTTACCAATTATATGGCGACGGCAAGCAAAGTAGATAAGACGAATGAGAAAGCAGCGCAATTTATTAAAATCAGATGACGGCGGGAGTTGCACCCGCAATACAGGTCCGATCTCGCGAGGCGAGCACCTATCGACTACTACGTTGCGATCATCAATCATCTGATTATCGTTCATTATACCACTTTGAAAGGATAAAGGCAAGTGATAGAAGTTAGAGGCTTGGAAGAGCTACAAGCAAGATTGAGGATGCTTCAGTCTTGGGGTGCTGAGACGAAGCCCCTTATGCGGACTTTGGGCAATATATTGCGCAATGAGACGGAAGATAGCTTCGAAAACGAGAGCAGTCCGTTCGGACAAAGATGGCGAGCTTTGAAACCAGGAACTATCAGACAAAAGCAAAAAAATAGAAAATCCCTGAACATCCTAAGATCGGACGGGGATTTAGCCGATAGATGGGTAGTTAAAGTAGACGATAAAAAAGCTACAGTATCTAATAATACGAATAAAAACGGCTTTGCTTACGGGCTAGTGCATCAATTCGGTACCAATAAAGCCGGGCGAAGTAAAAACGTAAAGATATCCGCTAGGCCGTTTTTGCCCGTAGATAGAAACGGTAAGCTGCCTAGCAGGACGGAAAACATAATAAAAACGAAGATTATAAATTTCATAGAGAGGATATTTGGGCGATAGATCGGAGCATTGACGGGAAATAACTATTCGGATAGTTTGCAATCTTCTATAAAAGGCGCTATCAGCTCCGATTTTAATCCTATTTTGCCGAAATTTCGAGCAAAAAATTTGCTTTGCGCCAAACCCGTCGTATCTAGGTCGTTGCTGTTTTGAAGCGCGCGATATCCCTCGCTTCTAATTTCAAACTCAGTCAAGACTTGAACTTGACATTCACATTCTAGTCCATTAGGTGGATAAAATTTATCCCAAAAAGGATCGTTTTTGGGCAAAACGATATTATTAAATTTTTTGTGTATTTCGCTCACATGATCATCTATTACGGCTTTATATCTAAAATATCCTCCTAGACTTTCCATCTGGCTATCATATCTCTTTTTCGCATAATATAGCCTAGATGCGAAAAAGAATAGCCTTCTAAGCTCGTCCTTAAAAACCATCTTATTTTTCTTTTTGCCATTTTTTTGCGTAATTTCTTGCTCTTTTGCGATATTTAGGGATGACAATAAATTTATATCTCTTTTTAGCCACTCATCAAAGCCTATGCCGTCTTTTACGGCGTCTAAAAACGATTTTTTAAGGATATCGGCCTCTTTGGTGTTTGTTTTGGGTTGTTTTTCTGGCATTGTTTTATCTTTTGTATTTATTTTTTACTTATTATATCATTTCTTTTTCGAACAAACTAGGCTCTCTTATCTCTTTGGTTATAGCGCAAACGCTGTTATAGCTAAGATTATGTTTTGCGGCGATCTCACGAATGACGACCGGGCTTGGTTTACCTAGCTTTATGCCTTCTTCGTATTCTTTGAGTATATCGTAGTTTCTAAACGTGCCTTTGTAGCTGGGTACGTAGATATTGGCTCCGCCGTATTCTTTGATGATGTCGGCCATACTTTCGCTCTCTTTGACGCGGTTGTAGAACTCGGCAAATATATCGAAGCTATTTATCATTTGTAGTATTTGTCTTTCATTTGAATAAGGGCTTGCACGACGTCGGCGGCATCGCTTCTCGATAGAAATTTAATATGCAAAGGTCTGATTTTAACTATCCTAAAGATGAACTCTCTTAAAGCCATGCCTGTTTTTACGTTGGCTATCTCTTCCCAGATACCAATGATAGTTTCAAGCTGCTTTTTGGTAGCGTATAGGCTGCCTTTAGCGGGCGTTAGATCTTCGTCGGCTACAAAAGAAGGACTAGACGTTTTATTTGCTTTGGTTTTGCGGGTTGCTTTGCTTTTTCGCGCAGGTCTTTTAAAATTTGCGCCTTTATGGGGCTTATATCCCACGACCTCTAGCACGGTCCTAAGCTCCTCTATACTTAGCTCTTTTAGACTATCTTTGCCGAATTGCGCCCGTAAATATACTTTCCTGCACTCGTCGTCCACGAAATAGTTGTGCTTCAATGTTTGTATCATTTTTATATAGTATTTTTTTAGTTCGCTCGTATTCATCTCAAACCGCCAAATTTAAGGTATCTTCCCGTATAGTTGTAATAGTTGTATCGGTTGTAGTCTCTGACTTGCAACTATATATCACGCTCTTGCCCATTTTACGGCTAAACCATAGCTTGCCGTCGAATTTATCCAGGCAATCCCTAGCCGTTCTATCGTCTTTTTCGTAATTCATAGCGTTTAGCAGCTCGGTCTTGTTTGCCTCGCCGCCGGCTAGTATCTTTTGCGCTAGAGTGGTAAAATTTAGCTCGTATTCACTCATTCTAGCTACTTCCACGTCAAGCTCGTTTAGTTCTAAATTTAGCGTTTTTACACAAAAACCGCTATCTTTTACTCCGGCTCTTTCTTTGGCTACTTCAAGTAAGAAATTTAACTCGTTTTCCTTGCTGGGGCGTTTTAGTAGATGGTACATAACGTCGAGAGAATTTCTTATATGGTTGCTGCCTTGATAGTTTTTACCGTCTTTGTTAGAGTGGTGCAGGATGATCACAGTAGCTCCCGCTTCGCGTAAATTCTTAAGCGCGCCAAACAGCCTATTTATGCGGTTGTCGTTATTGATGTCTACAAAATCCCGCAAGCTATCTAGGATAAAAACGCAATCTTTATAAGCTTTACCTACGGCGTTTTCTTCTAGCTTTAAAACAAGCTCAAATCCGCAAAGCTCCAAAGTGGAGCGCTGGATATAATTCATATTCTCGTAGCTTTCTATAAGTAGCCTATCTACGCCGCGCTGTTTGAGTACACCTACGGGGTTGTCGTAGTCTATGAAAAACACCCTTTGGCCCTCTTTGCAAAGTTTTTTAGCTAGAGCAAAGGCCATGTAGCTTTTGCCCGTGCCGCCGTCCGCGTAGATCAGCGTAATAAGCTGCTTTACTAAAAAGCCCTCTATCAAAAACTCGACCTTTTCATTAAAATTATCTTTGGTTAAGCTGGAGTTTTTTAAAAACTCGAAAATTTCGCTCATATATTTCCTTTATATACCGATTTGCCGCTTTCTAGATCGGCGATTATATGCTTTCTTATGCGCTCAAACCCCAGCCTTATGGACGGGTCTTTAGCTCTGTTTTCAAAGCTACCGTTACTTGGCTCCTCGTAGGGCTTCTTTTCTTCTTGCATGGCTTTGCTGTCGCGCGGCAGGCGGTATATTACCTCGCAGTCTATCTCGCGAAAAGTAATGCCCGCTTCCTTGATCGCGGCAAGGTTATCCGCCCAAAACTCCCTTAGCTTTGCTTTTATATTCTCTTTGTTCATCTCAAAGATCTGTTTTGCGGCAGGGTGGCTAAACGTAAAATGCAAATTTATCCCTTTAATCGCGGCATATTTGAAAATTTTCTCGTTTATCAGCCCGTTTAGGGCAAATTTAGCCATATCGTTTACCAGTTTTCTTTTGTTTAGCTCTGTTATAGTTTCGTGCATTTTTAAACCTTTTAAAAAGCCTTTAATATCGTTTAAAAGGCTTTTTAAAGGGCTTAAAGCCCTTTAATTCATAACCCCAACTCTTGCTTTATAAAGCAGATATTCTCGCTTAGGCTCTTTGCGACGTAGGCCATATACGACGAGACGTCTTCCCACTTTATCACGTCGTCCGAGCAGCTTGCCAGCGTAAGCGACAAGCTAAGCGCCTCTATGTCGCTTATCGCGCCTTTGTAGTCTATATTTTTTACCGCTAGTTCAAGATCTTTCATCTTTTACTCCTCTATCAAAGAATAGCTATAAGTATATTTGCCAGCATCAAGCAGATTGGCTCGCCAATATATCCCGTCATAGCTATGTAGCCATCTTAGCGCCGTTCGATCGTCTTTTCGCCTACCTATACGCGCTAAAAGCTCGCCCTGGCTTAGCCCCTCGTCTTTTCTTAAAAGAGCGATGACCTTTTCTAAAAATTTCTCCTCATTACTAAGCCTCTTGTGATATACCCTGCTTATAGGCTTGTCGCACAGCTTAAATTCGCCTTCGTTTTTTTGCCTAAGCAGTTCCAGGATAGCCGAGTTTTGTTTAAGCATAGTTTGCATAGCGGAAGCTATAAGGTTTAGAGATTGATCAAATTGTTCTTTGCCTATTGCAAAGTTTTCTTTAAGTTTTTGATTTTCTTTCAAAACCTTATCGTAAGCCTCTAAAAACTGGATTTTAAATATTTCGGCCTTTTCACCCGTAAAACCCATTATCAAAAAGGCTGCGCCGTTTTTAGAGATTTTATAATACGGCTGCTCTCTTTCAAAAAACCCTGAAATAGCCACTCTGCTCGACGGTCGAAAATTTGACCGTCGGAAATTTTCATCGTTTATGGATTTTATTTTTGCTATAATATGCTGATGTTGTTTTTCAAAAACAGCCGCAATGTCTAACGAAGTGGTGAAAACTTCACCATCCACCACTTCAAAATTTACCTCTTTGTCGTTTATGACTACTAAATTTTTCATTTTGTCTCCTTTAAATTTTTTAGTTGAATGCTTAAACGCAAAGCCTGCACGCCCAAAATGACAATTAAAACGCTTTGGATTAAATCCGTCATCTTTTCTCCTTTCTTGTGATATAATCTATCCGCGAAACAATGGCAGGGGCTAAAGCCCCCGTTTTACCGCTTCCTTGTTCTAAACTCGGTTATCGCGGTTAGTAGCGCGATAATAGTGGCTGCTAGGTTGATTAAGTTTGTTAGCAGTTCCATTGTTTCGTTTCTCCTTTCATCTTATTTCAAAAGGCTTCTTAAATCCCTTTGATGAAAGAATTATAACATATTTAAGAAATAAAAATCAAGGTTTTAAATTTATTTTAGTAGTTTTTAGGTAGTTTTATGCTTATTTAAGCAGTTATTTTTGAGCCAAATCCTGTATAAGGCTTTTTAAAAGCTCAAATTTTTCAAGCTCTTTTTTTAGCCTTAACGTTTCAAGATAAAGATTTATAGCAACTTCTATCGCTTTGCTGATTTCGCCTGTTGAGGCATTTTTATTCAGCGTAGCTTCAGAATACCCGATAAGCTCGCCCAGCTGTTTGTAAGTCAAATTTAGCTCTTTGCAGGTTTGCTTTATCAGATTGTCGTTTGCCATTTTTTCTCCTTAAAAGTTACGGTATTTTACCTAAAAACTACTTTTTAAAACCTTAATCAAGCCCCTATTTTAGGGGCTTTGTTAAAGTTTTTAGCCGTTTTGCAAACTCTCTATTTTAGGAACTATGCGGAAGCTATCTTTTACCGTTCTTGTTAGCCCTAGCTTTACTAGATCTTCGTCTTTTAGCTCCGCTAGCGCGTCTTTGTTCGGCTTTTCTTCGTATATGATGCACTCTTTGGCTAGCCCGTAGCTTTTGATCGCTTTTAGCAGGCTTTCTACTTTAGCTTTTATACGAGGCAAACTTACGCTTTTGGTTAGGCGGTATCCGATCTCTCCAAACGTAAATTCTTTCGAGCGTTTTTCGGCAAATTCGTGTTTATTCTCTTCGCAAAAAAACGTGATTTGCTGCTCTATGTAGTTTTTCTCGCTCTCGAGTCTTTCTACTTCGGCCTTTCTGCTCTCTTTTATGCGGTTGCACTCAAGCGTTACTTCGCCGTTGATTTTTTCTATACCTACGCTTAGTTCGCATACCTTTTTTAGCGCGTTATCTATATCGCTAAAACTTTTTATTTCCATGTTTTCCTCCTAAAATTTTAAATTTCATCGCAAATTTGAGCTTGCAAACATACCCGTAGATCGTGCAAACGGGCAAATTCGCTTTGGCTTTTTTGTGGTTTTTAAACTCAAGCGCCATCACTCAAACAAACTAAATTTAAGCTCGCTTAGGCCGTATTCTTTAGCCCACGCCGCCTCTTGCGCCACACCCTCGCTGTTATCGCTCCATTTGCACGGGTAGCGGTAGTAGTAGCTGCACACCCTGAGCAGCTCTTCGCAGTTTTTCATCACTCTTTCGCGCTCAAGCTCGCTATACACGCCCATCCACGCAAGCACGGGCGAGATAGGCTCGTAGCCGTTTTGTCTGACGATAGCGCAAGCTTGCTGCGCTATTTGCCTCGCATAGTAGTTTCTGTCTCGATCTTTGCACTCGATACTAGCGTAGGGCGTAGAAACAAATACTAATCTTGCCGTTTTCATTTATTCTCCTTTCTTAAAATTTAACTTTATGAGGCGTCCCGCAAGACGCCCGAAAAACCAAATTTAAGCCGCCGTATCTATCACTTTGCCGTCGGTGGTTCTTATGATATATTTGCCTACCAGCTTAAACATACTCTTTGAGTAGTCCGCTTTCTGGCCTTTTATCATGCTTCCGCGCCTTATGCCTCTTATTTCGCCTTTTGAGTTCACTCTCACTTTAAATCCTTTCTCTTCAAGATTTCTTACCAACCTAACTAGCCCCGCCACTTGCGTTTGATTAACTGCACAATTTTCAAGAGAATCTATCGTTACGTTCATCATTTTTTTTACTCCTTACAACCGTTACAACTATTACAACTGTGTCTTATTTTTGTCTAAAAACAAGGTCTTCGCCGCTTCCTCTATTACGGGCTCGCTGATGGCTATGTTGTTGTATCTGGCTAGATCTCTCGCGCTTTCGAGCAAATACTCCGTTTGTCTCATGTTGCCTCGCACAAGGCTCTTTATGAGGGATATCTGCCTTTCGTCTTTTACTCCGAACGTATCGCACACGGTGCGAAGATCGGCGTCGATCTCGTTTTTATCGTCATCTATAAAGGTCAGCCCTTTGCATCTATACGTTCTTTTTACCCGAGAGCTTTGCTGCTTAGTGTTTTTGCCGCTTTTGTTATATTTTAGGTTGTTTTCCAATTCGTATGTCCCCACGAGTATCAAGGCTATATTTTTATTAAAGTCATATATCCGCCTTGCCGCCTCTATTGCGTTGTGTGGTAGGTTTTCGGCCTCGTCGAGTATGATCGCGCTTTTTTGCTTGTCTTTTAAGGCTTTAGCTAGGAGCCTGATGGATCTGTCTAAATTTCTGCCGATCTCTACGCCTATTTCGTCGGCTATGATCTCAAGCAAGATTTTTGCGTTAGTGCCTTTGGTCGTCTCCACCAAAACGACGTCGGGGTGTTTGATACTAAACTCTTCCATCGTCCTAGTCTTGCCCGTTCCTGCATCGCCTAGTATCGCCGATAGCTTTCTTTCGCGTATAGCTAAATCCACCAGTGCGAACATATTTGAAGCGTCTTTGGTCTTTATAAAAGGCAATCTGCCTTGATTTATATCGACCTTTTCGATAAAATTATCTAGGAAATTCCTTGCGGGCTCTATTACTTCTTTTGCGTATCTGTATTTAGAGCCCTCTTTTAAAAAACCCGAAATATAAGCCGGATTCACGTCTATAGCCGCTGCGAATTTGTTTTGACTATCGCACGGTCCGCCGTCGTTTTTATTGGCTTGGATAAATTCTTTGATCCTGTTTGCCAACTCCATCGCGTCTCCTTTGTTTTAAATTTTTAAACGTTTAAAAGAGCGTTTAAGCCTCCATAAATACTCTTTAAAGCGTTTAAGTTCATTCGCCGTTGGCGACTTTTTGCAGCATTACGTCCGTCAAGCTCATGCCGCCGCTTCTGGTAGGTTTTTTGGCCACATTCTCAAAGTTGAGCTTTTCAAAATCAAACCCCGCGTTTATTATGTTGTTTACCTCTTTTTGTCTTTTTATGGTCTCTTTGAGCGCCTCTATCTTGTCGCCATCTTCGTAGTTAAAGTTCTCAGGTTTTAATGCCTCTTTGTGGGCTTCAAGCATTACTTCGAGGTCGTAATTTACGTTTAGTCTCGTAAATTCGCTAAATTCGGCGCGTTTTATGACGGCTCGGATGGCTTTCATATCGTCTTTAAAGACCTTTTTAACGGCTTTGTAGGTTTCCGCGCTCATAGGGCATATCTCTTTATCTTTCGCTTCGCAGATGAAATTCCCTTCCAAATCAAATACAAATATCGAGCTTACGTCGTCTATGTTTTCGCTAACTAACACCTGGGTCTTTACGGCCGGAAGAAACGCCGAGCCAAATTCTCTTGCATCGTAACTAATTCCCTTTTTGCCTACCGTTCTAGGCTCTAATCCTCCCGCATGTAGCATAAATTCCTCTTTTCTTACGCCGCGAAGCGGAGTCATATCGCTATTCCAACGATCCATCGGGCTTGATTTTTTGCGTCCTACGCTCATTATGTCCCATTTAAGCACCTCGGCTTCAAATTTAACCCTTACCTGGTCTAGCGTTAGCAGGTATTTAAGGTTGGTCTTTTTAACAAACCCTAGCTCGTCTTTTGCGGATCTATCTTTTTTGGGCGTTCTTTGCTCGATCGCCTCTCTCATGGCTAGATTAAATCCTATATATCCCGGCGTTTGAGAGATGCCCGCATGCTGCATCACCCCAAAGTGCCTCTCTACAAAGCCTTTTTCGTCGCCGCTATACGCTATGGCTCTATCGTAGTCGATATTTAAGCCGTTTAATAGATGCTGAAACTGATCGCTTAGGTAGTCCTTGCCATTGTCCCCTTTCACGTAATCGGGTTTGCCTAGCGTATTAAGCGCTTTCCACATGAGTCTTACAAGGCCTAGGGCATTTGATTTTCTCTCTATGCTGGCCACGCATCTGCCGCTATATACGTCCACGATGCTAAGGATATTGGCTCGTATCGCCTCGCCCTTTTCCCCATCTCTTACCATCACGTCAAGCGGCGAGCTATCTATCTGCCAGCATTGGTTGCGTCTGGTTATCATCTCGCCTTGATCGCCCAGAGCCGGCTGGAAGTAGCTTTTCGCTTTATCTTCGCCTTTCGTGATCATTATGTATTCAAGCTTGTTAGCGGCGTAATAGCCGTCTAGGTATCTTTTTATTACGCCTGCGTCAAATAGCGGTTTTATCTTTCCGGTTAGAAATTTCGGATAGTTATGCGCTTCACCCCTTCGTCTAAAATACTCCTGATGGAGTCTACGGTAAAGCTCTGTTATATTTAGCCCGCCTGCGCCGTAAGCGCGGAAATTTTCAAGTATAAACTCCTTCATCCACTCTTCGAGCACGCTAGCGTTTTTTCTATGCTTGCCGCGCTTATCTATCAGCGCCGCCGCGCCTTTTTCCTTATAAGCTTTTTGCCATCTAAAAAGGTTTGCCTGGCTTTCGCCGCTGTCTTCGCAAAACTTTTTACATGACACGCCTTGTTTTTTGGCCGCCTCATACTCTTTTAGCAGTCTGATTTTTTGGTTAATCTCCTCTTTTTCATCGTCGTCCAACACTGCGTATTCCCTGCTTAAATTCTCTTCTTTACCGTCGCTCGCACTCTCTTTGTTCTTGCTGCTATTTTTTATTTCGCTAAATTTCATCCGTCTAAATCCGGTTTGCTCAGAGCCGTCCCCTATGTACACGCATACGTCTTTATTAGCTTTGCCGCCTTTTATCGCTCCGTCTATATCCGCGATCTCTACCGCAAATAGTAGCTTTGCCCCGCCGCGGCTTCTGATACCGGCGTCTTTTATGCGGACAAACGGGTATTTTTGAGAGTTGCGTCTAGTAGCTTCTTTAAGAGCACTCAAAGAAACGCCAAAAATTTCAGCTGCCGCGACGGTTTCGACGTAGATCAT